TTGATACCTACAAGAACGAGATGATGACAGAAATCATGCTGAGCATAGGCAAAGCATTGCAACAGATAGAGAAAGAAGGACGTACTCCTTTATGGGAAGGCCCCCCACCGACAGAAATGTTTGGCCTTACTAAGGAGGATTTAAATACCCACATGATAAACAACCATGTAACTGCGGAGAACTAAATGCCATACGTAAACAAACCACGCCCTTACAAGAAGGAATACAAACAACAAGTTGAACGAGGTGAGCACGAGACCCGAATGGACAGGCAACGTGCACGCAACGAGATGGATAAGAAAGGTATCGACCGCACAGGTAAAGATATTGATCACACTGTCCCCTTATCTAAAGGTGGTACTAACGCACCCAGTAACTTAAAACTCAAAGCCCCCAGTGCTAATCGTTCTTTCAGTAGGAACAGTGACCACACAGTTAAGGTTAATAAACCTAAGAAAAAATGAACTTATCAGAATACGAGTGGCCTAGACCCCCCGGGTTTACGCCCTTTGCCCATCAGAAGATTACATCAGAGTTTTTAATTAGTAACAGAAAAGCATTTTGCTTTAACGAGCAAGGTACTGGAAAGACTGCATCAGTTATATGGGCAGTCGATTACTTAATGACTGTGAAAGCTATTAAAAAAGTATTAGTGGTATGCCCTTTGTCGATTATGAAGTCGGCATGGCAGAATGATTTATTTAAGTTTGCTATACACCGCACAGTAGCAGTAGCGCATGGCAGTGCCAAGAAGCGCAAAGATATTATTAATGGTAACGCAGAGTTTGTCATCATTAATTTTGATGGCGTTGAGATTGTTAAGAAAGAAATTATGGATGGGGGGTTTGATTTAATAGTGGTTGACGAAGCATCAGCTTATAAAAATGCACAGACCGATAGATGGAAAACACTTAGGGATATTAACAAAGTAGTAAAAGGTCTTTGGATGTTAACTGGAACACCGGCGGCTCAATCTCCTGCGGATGCTTTCGGATTAGCAAGATTAGTAAACCCCACCGGTGTTCCCATATTTTTTACGCAGTTTAAAGATAGTGTGATGGATAAAGTATCTCAATACCGATGGATACCGAAGCCGACTGCAATGCAAACTGTGCATAAAGTATTACAACCTGCAATTAGATTTGAGAAACGTCAGTGTATTGATTTACCGCCGTTGACTTACGTAGACAGAGAAGCACCGCTTACTCCACAGCAACATAAATACTACGCCATACTAAAGAAGCAGATGCTTATGGAGGCTTCAGGGGAAGAAGTATCAGCAGTAAACGCCGCAGTTAAAATTAATAAGCTACTGCAAATATCAGGCGGTGCAGTTTACACCGACACTGGAGAGATCATAGAGTTTGATGTGTCATCCCGTCTCAAAGTGGTTCATGAAGTAATAGATGAATCGAGCCATAAGGTTTTAGTATTTGTACCCTTTACACATACTATAGAACTACTAGAAAAATATTTGACCAAGAACAACGTAACTTGTGAAGTTATTAATGGTAGCGTCAATGTAAATAAGCGTAGCGATATAGTACAAAGGTTCCAAGATACTGACGACACTAAAGTGCTTATAATACAACCGCAAGCCGCATCACACGGGCTTACCCTTACTGCGGCGAATACAATCATTTGGTATGCTCCATGCAGTAGTGTCGAAACTTATCTACAAGCTAATGCTAGGATTGACCGACCCGGTCAAGTAAACAATATGACTATCGTGCATATCACAGGTAGTTCTATAGAGAGCCGAGTTTATCAGTTACTAAGAGGTAACATAGGTAACCATCAAAAAATAATTGACTTATATAAACAAGAAATATCTTCGGATACTATTGACATTGTATAAAGTTATGTTATAATAATATTTCAACAACAAGGAGCGAAAAATATGGACGATACAGTTCAGGATGAAAATCCCTTTATTATTCCGTTGGATAAAGTCACCCAAGCATATATCAAGATGCGTGACAAACGAGCCCAACTAAAACAAGAGTATGAACTGCAAGATGACAAGATCAAAGAGCAGATGGACATACTTGAAGAGAAGATGCTTGATATGTGTAAGAGCATGAAAGCCGACAGTATTAAAACTAAATTTGGCACGATTGTGCGTTCAATTAAATCACGGTATTGGACAAACGATTGGGATTCAACGTATGCGTTCATCAAAGAACATAATGCGTTCGGCCTACTTGAGAAGCGACTTCACCAAACAAACTTGAAGCAGTTTCTTACAGAGAATCCTGACCTTTTGCCGATGGGTTTAAATGTCGAAAACGAATATACCGTGTTAGTTAGAAGATCAAAGGAAAATTAAAATGAATGCACTAGTATTGAACCAAGACCTACCCGACTTCCTTGCAAACGCAGGGGTTAGTGAACTTACCAAACAACTTGCAGGTAACTCAAGTGCAGTCAAACGCATTGTGCCTAAGAATGGTATCTTCCGCAAAGAAGTTGGCGGTAAAGATATGGGTAAGATCAAGGGTGATATTAAAGTAATCGTTGTGAACGCTTCTCCTCACGTAGGCAGAATTTTTTATTCTCAAGCATGGAGCGCTGATGCTGAGCCGACTGCACCTGAATGTTTCTCTAATGATGGTCGTACTCCCGATGCAGGGGCTAAGTCTCCTCAGTCTGAGCGTTGCGATTCTTGCCAACATAACATCAAGGGTTCAGGTCAAGGTACATCTAAGGCTTGCAGATACTCACGTAGGCTTGCAGTTGTTCTTGAAGATGATTTTGGTACACCCCTACAAGGCGATGTATATCAAATGAACTTGGCATCTAAGTCTTTGTTTGGTGACAGTGTCGGTGAGAACACACATACATTCGAGAACTATAGCAAGTACTTAGCTAACAACGGCAAGAGTTTAGACTATGTGGTTACTCAGATTAGTTTCAACGAAGACAACGACAATCAATCTGTATTGTTTACTCCAGTTGGCTATATCAACAAGTCCCAGTACGAAGTTACAAGCAAAGCGGCAGTTGACCCACTTGTGCAGAAGATGGTTGTTATGACTCCGTACCAAGCTGACGTATCAGGTCGTGCACCGAAACTTGAAGCGCCTAAAGCAATTGCCAAGCCTAAGGTTGAAGCCCCAATTGAGGACGCAATTGAAGAGCCAAAGAAACGTGAGACCGTTAAGAAAGTTGAAGCAACTCCCAAACCCAAAGCAGACTTAGATGATGTGCTAAAGGCTTGGAGTGACGAGGAGTAATTATGACCATTGGTTACAGCCAGAGCTTAGTAGAAGCAAACAAAAAAGCTGACCCTAAGTCTCCAGGCGTAGCCTTGGGGCGTGTATGTATATCGCACGATATTAGTGTTGCAGAAGTAGCTGACCATTTAGGCGTAAGCCGAATGACAATTTACAACTGGTTTGAGGGAACACATGAACCTTATGCTAGGTACTATACTGATATTGAGCGATACATACACATCATCAGGCAGCGCAAAATAAAAAAGTAAATTATGTTTGACCTACTAGATACCGTATTGCCGACGGAAGGGCGATACTGCGTGTTTGGTAATGGTAAGTATCCCGATCAAAGATTTGTAGATACAAAGGAAGAAGTAGATGAAATAATCAAAAAGTTTGTAGAGAATAAGATAGATGTTTTTTTTGGTTGTGCTAAGTATGGTTCTGCTGATAACCGCACACATGAGAATGCAGTTTACTTTAGGTCTCTATGGATGGATATTGATTGTGGTGCAACTAAAGGTGTCCCCGATAAAAAGGGCAGGATACAGGGGTATCTGACACAACAAATTGGACTTATTGAACTTTCTAAGTTTTGCAAAACAGTCGGCTTACCAAAGCCAATAATCGTTAACTCAGGTAACGGCATTCATGCTTACTGGTTACTTGAGGAGACATTAGAGCGTAGAGAGTGGACGTCGTTGTCTCACCGACTACGTGATCTTTGTAAAGAGCATGGGTTGATTGTTGACCCGTCCGTGTTTGAAGCATCTAGGATACTGCGTGTTCCCGGTACTTTTAATTTTAAAGCCGAGCCACTACCAGTAGTTGTGCTGAGTGATAAGACCCGTCGTATGACCTACGATGAAGTCAAAGTATTACTTGGTGCACCTGAGCCAAAAAATGAAATGCCTGACTTCTTGCCTCGCAAGATGAGCCCCATGATGGAGGCTTTGATGAGCAATAAGGTAAAGCGTTTTAAGACAATCATGATGCGGTCGGTGAAAGGAGATGGTTGCAATCAACTACTGCACTGTTTTCAAAATCAAGATACGCTTGAAGAACCTTTGTGGCGTTCAGCTCTATCTATAACTGCGTTTTGCGTGGATAAAGAAAAGGCATCGCATATGATGTCCAACAAGTACGAAGGCTATGACCCTGATGAAGTCGATAGAAAAGTAGACAACATTGTTAAGAAGGGAGGCCCTCATACATGTGCTCAGTTTGAAAAACTTAATCCAACAGGATGCGAAGGTTGTGTACACAAAGGAGTTATCAAGTCACCCATAGTTTTGGGTGCTGAGATAGAAGAAGCTAGTGAAGCCGACAACGAAATAGAAGTAGAAGTTGAGGAGCAAGTTACAACAGTTAGGATACCGGAGTATCCGTTTCCATATTTTAGAGGAAAAAACGGTGGGGTTTATAGGAAGCCTAGTAATGAGGAAGAGGTAGAACCATTATTAATTTATGAGCATGATTTTTACGTAGTTAAACGAATGCACGACAAGGAGCAGGGGGAAGTTTTTTTATTCAAGGTACATCTACCGCTTGATGGGGTTAGGGAATTTACTATTCCCGCTAGTTCCGTATCTTCAAGAGATGAGTTGCGTAGATGTTTATCACAACGGGGTGTAATGGCTCAGCATAAAAGTTACGATGCGTTATCGGCGTACGTTATTACTTATGTTAAGAACCTTCAATTTTCAAAGAAAGCAGAGATTATGAGAACACAATTTGGATGGGTAGATGGTGAGAGTAAGTTTGTTATGGGTGATAAGGAGATAACCAAAGACGGAGTTTTCTATAGCCCACCGTCATCAGCAACAGAAAATATTGCGGAAAAAATTCACGCTAAAGGCACGCTAGAAGGTTGGAAAACAGCGTTCAATATGTATGCTAAGCCCGGGTTAGAACCTAATGCGTTTGCGGCGTTGACTGCTTTTGCTTCACCGCTATTTAAGTTTACAGGACTACAGGGTGCAATCATTAACTTGATACATGAGCAAGCCGGATCAGGAAAATCAACTGCCCTTTATATGTGTAATAGTGTTTACGGTGACCCAGTTAAGCTTACATCTACGTACAGAGATACATTCAATGCAAAGATGCTAAAGCTTGGCGTGATGAACCATCTGCCTAATACCGTAGATGAAATTACTAACTTATCTGGTAGAGAGTTTTCCGACTACGCATATAGTATTTCTGGTGGTGTCGGCAAGGATAGGGTCAAGGGTTCATCTAATGAACTGCGGGTTAACAATACATCTTGGCAGAATTTAACATTGTGTTCAGCTAACGCCAGCTTCCACGAAAAGCTTAGCTCTTCTAAAGCAGTAGCAGACGGCGAGTCAGTAAGGTTACTTGAGTTTAGGATTGAGCCCTCATCAATCATTAGTGTTGCCGACGGTAAAGAAATGTTTGATCATCAGTTGCGAGAGAACTACGGGCATGCAGGTGAGATTTATATCCAATGGTTAGTTAATAACCTAGAGCAAGCAAAAGATTTGGTTAAGAAAATCCAAGCCCGCATTGACAAAGAAGTTCAGTTCACAAGCCGTGAAAGGTTTTGGTCGGCTATCTGTGCGGTTAATATTGCAGGTGGGTTGATTTCCAAAAACCTAGGTTTGCACGACTACGACATGAAAGCTATCTATGAGTGGATGAAGAAGATGCTTAGCGAAATGCGTAATGAAGTTAAGGCCCCCCAAACTGATAGTCCTACGTCAGCATTGGGAGATTTTATTAACGCGCACATTTCTAATATTTTGGTCGTTAATGGTGAAGTGGATGCTAGAACAAGTATGGGCGCTATGCCGATAATGGAACCTAAGTATGAGTTGCTTATACGCTATGAGCCAGATACCAAAGAGCTTTACATTGCGGCTAAACAGTTTAAAGACTACTGCGTTAAACACCAACTAAACTATAAAACCACGCTTAAAAAACTTGAAGGGGTTAAAGTTTACAAAGAAGCTTTGAATAAGCGCATGGCTAAAGGTATGAAGATTGTGTCTCCTGCAGTCAGAGCTTTGAAGTTTGATACCTCGACTAGTGACTTCCTACATATAGACGTACTGCTCAATCAAAATGAAGATAGAGACGATACAGTACGAAGTTAACTGGGCTAAGTTTAGGAAGGGGTATTCGTTTTTTATACCCTGCATAGACCACAGAACTGCT